AACCGTCGGATGGTCTGTAGACCTGTGGGACGGAGACGGACACGGCCTGCGGATATACTGCGACAGCGCGACGGGGACGCTCGATTTCGCGCTCCTCTATACGAAAGAAGAGGCGGAACAAGCGGACCTTCTTGAGGATTGCTCCCCGGCTGTTGGCGGTTATCCGCCTGGCGCAGTCAATCTGAAGAAGCTGGACAGCGAAGATACTGTCATGCTGTGGGGTGGAATGCCCAGCCGGGAGCAGACGGCGGATTTCTGCCGGCGCGTGCTTGCCATGCTTGACGCCGACCACCGCAAGACGGGCGAAATCTGAGCCTGCAATGCAACACTTCCAGCGCCTACAAGGCTCGCGCCGTCTTGAACGCGAATACGTCCGGGCGAATGTAGCCGGCCACCGTGGCGACGTTCTTGTGTCCTGTCACCTGCATGATGGCGATGGGATGCGCTCCGCGGGCTGCCGCGGCGGTAACAAACGAAGCCCGCAAGCTGTGGGCGCCGTACCGGAGCGGATCGAGTCCGATAGCGGCTGCGGCGCGCCGGACCGCTTTATGCACGACCTCCCAGGAGATCCGCCGGCCGGGCCGCAGGCGCGAGCGGCTGCATCCCCATATCAGCGGCCCGGGGTGCGCTCCGCGGATCTCCAGCCAGTCCGCCAATGCCTCTACCGGGCAAAGTTCTCCCTCCCCTCGAAACACGCCGATCATCCGTCCTTTGCCCTCCTGATCGGTCTTCGATCTGCGGATGGTGATAACGATGCCTGCGTCGTGGAAGGCGACGTCATCCATGTCGAGGGCGGCCATTTCGGAGGCCCGCAGGCCGGAGGCGAATCCGAGCACGAGAATGGTACGGTCACGAATGTCGATGGGCCGTCTGCCGAGCGCCGCGCACATCTGCGAGAGCTGGGCGGTGGAAAAGGCTCCCGCTTTCTTCGGCCGTTGGCGCAGCTCGCGCCTCGCGCCGGCGAGCAATGCCGCAGCCACGCTCAGGTCTGGCACAGGGAGTCCCTGCTGTCTGAAGTAGTATCGAAACGAAGAAAGCCTCCGGTTTACGGAAGACACCTTATGCCCACAGGAAAGCAGGTATGCGAAGTACAGCGTGATGGTTTCTCCGCACGGAGGGAACTCCCGGCCCGACGACTGGCACCATGCGCGCAGCATGTTCCAGTCGGCCTCATAGTTTCTCCGCGTGCTCACAGATCTTTCAGCACGCACGTAGCGTGCTACCAGATTCTTGAGCTCACCAAGCTCGATGTACCGATCCTGAATTCTCCGCATGCTGAGCACATCGGCACTGCGGAACCCAAGAAAGGAGCGTCTGAATGGGGGTTTTACCTGAAGACGGAGGCCCTAATTCGGTCCCGTATAGTCTCAAATTATACGGTCCGATTAGTGCGCCTCCGACGCGACCCGGAACTCTGCGACCGCTAGAATCCGGCAAGATTGCACGGCCGCAAAGCTCTGAACTGACCACGCCAGAGGAGACAGCGAACGCCAAGCCCCTTCCGGGGATGACGCCCGTTGCGCATTTAGTGTGCCCCTTCCCGAGCGCCTCTGGCAAGTACCAGAACCCGCCCGGAGAGGAGCACTATGTTCTCGGCTGAACGTGTTCTCGAAGAGCTGGCCCGTATCGCCGGCACGCTCAAGAATGGCGAACTGCGCCTTCTCTTGTATCTGTGGTCGGCGGCGATTCAAGCCAACAACCTGCTGATTGAGGCCAGCTTCCGGAGCCTCGCCGAGGCCACCGGAATGTCTCTCTACCGCACCTACCAGGCCGCTCAGCAGCTTCGCCAACGCCGCCTCCTGCGAATTCGTCCCGGCTCGGCCAACATTCGCAGCCACTTTTGTCTTTGTTCACTTAGAGAGTACAAGCAACCCAGGAGAAAAGCTACAGATGGAACGTCCAGTACTTCGCAATAGTACTTCCGGAGGCGCACAATGAGCGCCAACGGAAATGGCAACAGCCAGCAGCAGAACGTCGATCTGATGCGCATGATCGGATCGACGAGGGGGTACGATCCGATTCCCCCGGACCAGTATTTGACCTACCAGGACCAGCGTTACGCTCCGAAGCTGAGGCTATGGGCGTGGATGCTGTCCAGAACGATCCGGCAGGGATACCGCTCGCCCCACGCCGTGGACCAAAACGGACACGCTCTCGGCCTTCAACACGCCGCGGCCGACCTCGGAATGGACGTCGCCAACGTCTACCGCGCATGGCGCGAGCTGGAAGTCGAGGGGAGGGTGAAGCGGGAGGGAAACCGCCTCCGCATCTGCGGAGACGTCAGATTGCCCGAATCGGTATCTGAAAAAGGCGAAGATGAGGCGAACAAAATTGTCTGTACAGACAATTTGCCTACCTATATCCTTAAGCAAATAAAGGAACTGTCACCTGAATTACGTGAGAAATTCCTTAGGCGAAAGGAAAGCGAAGAAAGGCTCGAGAAATCGCTGATCGCCGACTTCACCGCCAGTGTTCGCATCGTCTTCACTCAAAGACAGGATACCTTATTTCGCGAGTTTGGGCTCAAGAAAATTCGCGAGGAGCACCCGGCCCGGGCGAAGCAGCCCCCCAACGACGATCGCCGCGAGCGGATCAACGCGATCGTGCCGGTGGTCGAAAAGTTTGTACAGACAACGTTCGATTTCTCTGTACAAACCCAGAACGGAGTTTGTACAAAGTCCGATTTCGACCTTGTACAGACAACCGCATCATTATTGACTACAGAGAAAAGAGAGAGAGTATCGTCGTCGTCAGGTTCTATCGTAGAAGGGAACCCCACAGCGACGACGACGACGAACGATCAAACCCCGGAACGGAACCCCATTCTCAAACTTGCGGCGCTGTTGAACGACTACGGCCCAGCCGATCTGGAGGCCGCCGAACGGCTCTTTTCCGCTTGCCGCGAACTGGACCCCTCCGCAACCGTCGAGCAGGTCATGGCCGTGGTCGAGCGCAAAGGCCCCCTGGCTCACTACAAGAAGAATCCGGTTGGATTCCTGTTGGTCAGCGTCCCGAAGGTCTTTCGCTCGCCTCACCTCATCCCGATGCCGCAACCCGCCAATCAGTCCACTGCCGGCGACGATCTCCGGTTGCGCGCCGAATTCGAGGAGTACCGGGAATCACGAATCGCCGCCGAGATCGCAGCCCGGCCGGCCGAATTTTCGGACTTGGTCTCCCAATGCGCTGCCAAGATCCGCAGCATCCGCCCGGACCTTCCCGAGCCACAGTGCAATCTCGCGGCAGAACAGGGGGCCAGGAGCCTCCTGGAACAGCGTCTCGATTTGATGAGCTGGGAGGAGTTTCGCGAATCCCGTTCCGCCGTGGCCGCTCCCTCCAAGCCGGTAGTTTCCCGGCCCGGAAAGCTGACCCGGGAGGCGTACCAATGAGACTCGATGAGGAACTGGAAATGTACCGCGGGCTGCTCGCTGCCAGAAAAGCCGGCCGCATCCCGCCGCTATACGTGGACTGCGGGCGCATTGCGCTCGAAGTGGCGCCCGGGTGCCGGCGCCGTATCGGCATCCAGCAGGCCAAGGCATTGGCCGCCGGCGCCTCACTCTCCGATGTGCTCCATCGGGACCTCAATCCCGCGGACCGTTCCTGGCAAGCTCGCCGGCGGCGTTATCTCCGCGAGTCCGGGAGGGCGCTATGAGAGTCCAGGTCAAAGGCGCCCTGGAGATCGGCGACAGGCGTGTTCCCCCGGAGCTTCGTCCGGTCATGGTGGATGCCGTGCGCCTATCGCTGGACCAACCCAGGACCCCCGCGGAAATCGTAGAGGATCTGACGCGCTCCGGTCTGCGCGCCAGGCGGGATCTTGTCGAGCGCTCCTGCCGCTATCTGTTCTGGGCGGGAGAGGCATACCTTGATCCGGACGGAAGGTATAGATTGCGCAGGCAGGTCGAGATTTCCCTGCGCAGGAGGGCGGTTTCATGAGAATCGAGGGCGAATGCTCCTATATTCGCAGGCGGAAGCGGCTGGAACGCCGCTTCCGCGCCTTTTTGTGGCTCATGCTGATGGTGCTCTTGGTATGGGCCGGCAAGAAGGCGTGCGGATTCTGAGCCGTGGAGGTCAAATGATTGACACCTGCTACCCATCTCCTGGTCCGGGAATCCACTTCTTCCCGGATAGCCCGCCGGAGGGAGATCCGGCCTGCTTATGCAGCGTTTGTCTCAAGGCGATCCCGGAATTCGATGCGGAAGGCTTGCCCTACATCTGTGCGCGTATTTGGAGCACCGAGAACGGCCCCGAGGCGCGCTTCCACGATGAGTGCATTCCCGAAGAACTGCTGGATATGGTTCGTGAAGCAAGGAGGAGTCATCATGCCCGACGTTTTGTCTGAACTCCGCAGCCGGGCCGGCCGGGATGGCGCTGGCGACACCGGTGAGTATATCGAGTGGCTGGAACGCCTCGTGCTCCGCTACGAGCACGGAATCCGGGCGATCTCCAACTCGACCCTGGAAGGGGTCGATTTTGGCGACTGGGTTCAGTCGGTGTGTGAAGATCTCCTCGCCGGAGAATATGCCGCCTGCCCGGATTGCGGCGCCCCTGTCCACGAAGGGCCGTGCGGAGGCGGACGATAATGCCAATCCGCCCCGAGCTCCGCCACCTGTACAGCGGTCCGAACTGGCGCGCGGTTCGGACCAGGATTCTCGTCCGCGCCGGCCATCGCTGCGAGCAGTGCCGGAAACCCGATGGGCAGATCGTCTGGGTGGTCCCTGGATGCGGCGACCAGTACTGGTCTCCCCGGCTGCGGCCGGTCCTCGCCCAGTACTGGATTAGCTGCCGCTCCGGTCTGCACCAGGATACCCGGGTTTTCCCCTCCGATTTCAGCCGTGCCCGCCGTCTCCGGGTCATTCTCACCATCGCTCACCTGAATCACAACCCGCGGGACAACCGGGACGAGAATCTCAAGGCCCTCTGCCAGTGGTGCCATCTCAACCACGACAAGGACCACCACAAACGGACCCGGGAAAGAAGGAAGGACCTGACCCGCCCCCTTCTCCAGTCCGGCGCATGACGAAACCCCTCTGCATCGACCTTTGCTGTTTATGCGCCAATGTGGCCGTGCGGTCAAGATGTCGGCGATGAAACCTCTCTGCATCGACCTTTGCTGCGGATCGGGCGGTTGGGCAGCGGGGTTTGTGGCCCAGGGTTACGATGTGATCGGATTCGATGTCGTCCGATACCCGGAATTCCCGGGCCGGCTCATCCTCCAGGATGTTCGCACGCTTGACGGACGGCGCTTCTCGCGCGCAGCCGTTATCGTCGCATCCCCGCCTTGTGAGGAGTTTTCCCGCCACGGGATGCCCTGGACGAAACGGCGCAAACCTCCTGCTCCGGATCTTTCCGTGGTCGAGGCGTGCTGGCGTATTGCACGTGAAGCGGGCGTCCCAATCGTGCTGGAAAACGTCCGGGCAGCCCAGTACTGGCTCGGGCCGGCCCGGGCTCATGTTGGCCCGTTCTATCTGTGGGGAGATGTGCCTTGTTTGTTGCCTTCCATCACGCCTCACAGGAAAGAACACCTGTCGAGCGCCAGGCGCACGGATCGCGCCCGGATCCCGTTCGAGCTCGCCGCGTATATCGCCCAGGTCTACAGGGCTACCTGATCCTTACTCGGTTGAATTTGAGACACTTAAGTACGTAATGGTACTTTCCGAATAGGTGAGCAAGCAGAGGGGGCCTAGCCCCGAGGTGATCGACGAATTCGGTGAGCTGAGCAGGCGAATCGCGGAAATGAAACCCGTTGCCGACCGGGTTTCGGCACTCAAACGGAAGATCCTCAGTTACTATTCCAGCCTTCCCAATGACCAGCCGGCCATTGCGGAGGGATCGCGTTACACGGTCCAGATCTCCCCACGGGCCGTGGTCAGGTCCATCTCCAGCATGAGCCAGGTTTTCAAATTGCTGGGAGTCCGTCGATTTCTGGCTGCCTGCCGGTTTCCGCTCTCCGAGTTTGATCGCCTCATCGGCGACAAGTCGCTTCTGCGAGAGGAGCGCACGGGAGAGAGGACTTTGCGTGCCGTGCCCAAGTCGTGACTTCCGGCTCTGATTGGACAGGCTTGGTGGAACGCATCCAGGCCGGAGAGCCCTGTGCGGAAGAGGAGCTATATCTCTTCATGCAACGCACGGTCCGCTGGTATCTCCTGCGCAGGATCGGCAACCGGGAAGATGCCGATGATCGCGCTCACGATGTCTATATCGCCGTCCTTATGGCAATTCGCGAATGCCGGGTAAGGCAGCCGGAGGCTCTTCCCGGTTACATCTTCGGAACGCTCAAGAACACCATGGCCAAGGTCATCGGCCTGGCGGTGAGCGCGAGGAATCGCCTCACCGCCCTCGAAGATCTCTCCGAAGATCCCGTAGACGACCGCCACGATCCCGAACGGCAAGTATGGGAAAACGAGCGCGCAGGAATCATGGCCAAGCTTCTGAACGAGTTGCGCCCAGCCGACCGGGAGGTCCTCGTGCGCTTCTACGTCGAAAATCAACCTGCCGAGCGGATTCAGGCAGAGATGTGCCTTTCTGCCACCAGCTTCCGGCTGCTCAAGTCCCGGGCAAAAGCAAAATTTTCGAGGCTCACCAGCCGGCATCTCGAAAAAAAACCCAGCCCGGACGTGAAAATTCGGAGGGCTTGCGGGTAGACTATTGCAGATTCGTGCGTCCGTCCGCGGCGGACGCGCGGCGCCGTCTGGGAAAGCGCTCGGTCGGAAGAAGCCGACCCTAAACAACGACTCCCAGTTACCCCCTCTCGGCAGTGCTCCATCCACAGGAACTTCCAGCATTCCCTTTGCGTGTCCGGGTCCAGAATCGCGCCGGCGAGCTGCTTTTCTGGGCCAAGGAGTCGCAGGCTCGCCGCCTCCTCTCTGATGGGCGGGTGCGCCTGCTTGCCACCCGCAGGCGGGTTCATGCCCTGGAAGTTCTTGATGCTCTGGATGCCGAACCGAGTTCGAGCCCGGTCACCAGAACCCGCTACTCCCACAACCGGGAGGTCCCCGAGGTCGTGGTCGATGCCGATGGCGTAGAGCGCAGAGTCCATCCGCTGAACGCCAACCCGCGCGGGGTCTGGACATTGAAGCACATACCGAATCAATGCAGGGAGATCTTTGGGGCGGTCGTCAACTCCTGTGCGGTGTAGTCTGGAGCACCCCGGAGACTGAGGCCAGCGAAAAGGAATGCAGACGGCTGATCTGGTCGTTAGTGGCGGGCCTGCCGGCGCGGCAGCGCCGGCTCTTGATCCTGAAATACCGGGAAGGCTGGACGCTTACCCAAATCGCCAGCGCGTTCGGGACCTATCCCTCGGCCGTACATGCCATGCACGCCCGGGCAATCCGGTCCTTGCGGGTGGCTCTCGCCTCGCAAGGCGTGAACCGGTGGGACCAGATCCTCGTATCTGGGACGAATCCTGGGTCCGGCTTTTAGCCAGCGAACGCTGCCGGCATTGCGCCGGTTCGGGGTTCGTGCTGATAGCCTCCTGGAAGCGCCTGCGGCCGTGCGATTGCGTGTACCGTGGCGCGTTTCGGGTATGCTGGCAGCGCTATCAGCGCCTTCAGGTCCTTCCGCGCTATGCAAGCAGGGTGTCTCAGCAGTGGGTGCCCAGGGGGAAAGACACCAAACTGCATTTCGAGCGGCGGACCGAGGACTATCTGGCCGATTTCTGGCTCCTCAGCCGGCGCCATCTTGACGAAAGGGAATGGAAACTGTTCCGCCTGCACTTCATCGAAGGCCGGGAGTGGAAGCCCTGCTGCGCAGTCCTGGGCATGGATCGCGGCAATTTCTTCCACGCCGTCTATCGGATTGAGCAGCGGCTTGGCAGGGTCTTCGTGGAAACCCGTCCATACGGACTGTACCCACTGGAGGACTACTTCAGTTCGACAAAGAAATGACCCCGAGCGACTACATTGCCATGGCGGCTCTGGCGCTGTCCGGGGCGGGAGTCTTGGGCCAGTTCCTGAACTATCTGCTGAAACAGCAGATTCGGGCCGAACTGGCCTCCTCAACGGAGAAGCTCCTGGACGCCCTGAAGACCGAATACCAGAGCATCCCGGTCTGCTCCGCGCGCATGGAGGGAATGGAAAGCCGTTTGCGGCATCTGGAAGACATCCCCAACCCCGCTCCGTGAGTTTCATCGTAAATGGCCAACCGAGCCCAGATATTCCTCGCGGCCTATCGCCGCACCTACAGCGTGACCAAGGCCGCACGCGCGGCCAAAATCAGCCGGGCCATGCACTACCGGCGCCTCCTGTCGGACCGCCGCTACGCCGCCGCCTTCGCCCAGGCCCAGCGGGAAGCCGCTCAGGTGCTCGAAGACGAGGCGGTACGGAGGGCCATAGAGGGCGTGGCCGAACCGGTGATCTACAGGGGCGAAGTCTGCCGGAAGTGGGTTCGAGACAAAGCTACCGGCGAGCTCCGTCCCGGGCCTCCGCTAGTCATCCGCCGCTACTCCGACGCGCTGCTCATCAGGCTGTTGCAAGCTGCCAACCCGGCCAAGTACCGCGAGAACTACAGGGAGGGATTCGATAGCCCGGAAAACTCTTCGGCGCCGCTCAGCATCGAGGAACAGCGCTTACGCTGCCTCACCGACGAGGAACTCGAAGAGCTCCGCCGGATCGCCAGAAAACTGGTCTCAGCTTGAGCCCTATACTCTGGCTGACATCGAGAGGGAAGCCCGGAGGCGCGCCCGGAACAAGATTCTGCGCTACTACCCCGAACAGGGTCCGCTCCGGCGCGAACTGTATCCGAAGCACATGGAGTTTTTCCGCGCCGGCGGGAACCACAAGCCCATGCCTGGCTGCCCGCCGGACTGCGATGGATCTCCCCACCGCGAACGGCTGATGCTGGCCGCCAACCGGATCGGCAAGACCGAAGGGGTAGGCGCCTATGAGCTGACCTGCCATCTCACGGGCATTTATCCCGCCTGGTGGGAGGGACATCGCTTCCCGAGAGGCATCAGGGCGTGGGCGGCCGGAGACAGTTCCAAGACCGTCCGGGAGATTATCCAGGAGAAACTCCTCGGCCCCATGGGCAAGTGGGGAACCGGGATGATCCCCGGGGATTTGATTCTGGGAGAGCCCCGCCGGAGAGAAGGCATCCGGGATGCTGTCGAGATCGTCTACGTGCGGCACGCTGCCGGCGATCACTCGACCCTGGTGCTGAAGAGTTACGACCAGCGAAGGGAAGCCTTTCAGGGAACCGAGCAGCACTTGGTCTGGCTCGATGAGGAGCCTCCCATGGACATCTACACCGAGTGCCTGCTGCGGACCATGACCACCGGCGGCCTGCTCATGCTTACCTTTACGCCGCTCCAGGGATTGAGCGAGGTCGTACTGGCTTTTCTCCCGGGAGGCCGTCCGCCGCAATGAAAATGATGATCCTGCACGTAAGTGAAACGCTGGTTTCGGCTGCGCTCCTGGTGGTTGGCCTGGCTGTTGTCGTTCCGATGGCGGCTTTCGTCTGCCTCGGGTACTTGCTTGCCCGCTGGAGCAAGTGAGAACCGGAGGGCTGCGCCATTTCACGCTTTGTTTGCCTGGCTACCTGGGATGATGCGCCCCATCTGTCCGAGGAGGTCAAGCGCGAGCTTTGGCAGTCCATACCGCCTTATCAGCGCGAGGCCCGCTCGCGGGGAGTTCCGTCGCTTGGGTCCGGAGCCATCTACCCGGTGCCTGAATCGGACATTACAGTGGGGGATTTCCCCCTGCCGGAGCATTGGCCCAGGGCCTACGGCCTGGACGTTGCCTGGAACCGCACGGCTGCCGTCTGGGGCGCCCTGAACCGGGATACCGATGTGCTCTACCTCTACAGCGAGCATTACCGGGGAGAGGCTGAGCCGAGCGTCCACGCTCAGGCAATCCGCTCCAGGGGGGAATGGATTCACGGAGCCATCGACCCGGCGGCCCGGGGAAGGAGTCAGGTCGATGGCCGCCAGTTGCTCCAGATGTACACCGAACTGGGCCTGAAGCTCCACGTCGCCGACAATTCCGTGGAAACCGGGATCTACAGGCTGTGGCAACGCCTGAGTTCCGGCCGCCTGAAGGTCTTCTCCAGCTTGCGGAACTGGCTGGAAGAGTTCCGCCTCTACAGGCGGGATGAAAAGGGGCGGGTCGTCAAAGACCGGGATCACCTGCTGGACGCCACCCGGTATCTGGAGATGTCTCTTACCGAGATCCTCCAGTCCAAGCCCGCCGCACCGCAGCAACGCAACGTGTTGGTCTCATTCGAGCCCGGAGGGGGCTCCTGGATGATGGGCTGACCGGATTCACAGATACGCCATGGACTCAAAACTACTGAAGGAAGCCAAAGAGCGTTTCCAGGAAGCATCCGAAGCCGAGAACTGGAACCGGGAACAGGCCCGTCAGGATCTCCGGTTTTTGGCCGGAGACCAGTGGGACGAACGCGCCCGGCAGCAGCGGGAATCCTCGAACCGGCCCGTCATCACCATCAACAAGCTGCCTGGGTTCGTCGCCCAGGTGGTCAATGACAGCCGGCAGAATAAGCCCGCCATCAAAATCAGTCCAACCGACGATTCCTCCGGGGATGCGGATACGGCTGAAGTGATTCAGGGTTTGATCCGGCACATCGAGTATGCCTCGGACGCCGATGTGGCCTACCAGACAGCTTTTGAGCACGCGGTCATGTGCGGCTTCGGGGCATTCCGGATTCTGACCGACTACGCCGGCGACGAAAGTTTCGATCTGGAAATCAAGATCGAGCCCATCGCCGACCCCTTCTCCGTCTACTTCGATCCCTACGCCAAACGTGCGGACGGTTCCGACGCCCGGTACGTCTTCGTGGTCGAGCGGATGTCCAAGCAGGAATTCAAGGAGCGCTGGCCCGGCTCGGAGACCTCCTCAACCAACTTCTTCGACGGCGATATAGGCCAAGCCGAAGGCTGGATTACCGACGATTCAGTGCAGGTGGCTGAATACTGGTACGTCCGGACGAAGCGCAAGCGTTTGCTGGCTCTCGCCGATGGAACCAGGGTGTTTGAAGACCAGCTAGGTCCCGAACATGAGGGCATTGCCGTCCTCAAGGAGCGGGAAGTGCTCACCCGTGAGATCCGTTGCGCCAGCATCAATGGCGCCGAGACCCTGGAAGACGAGCCCTGGCCCGGTCAGTACCTCCCGATTGTCCGGATATTCGGCCGGGAGATGGTTGTGGACGGCGAGCGCAGGCTGTTCTCTCTCATCCGCTTCGCCAGAGATCCCCAGCAGCTCTACAACTACTACAAGACCGCCCAAGCCGAGACGGTCATGCTCGCTCCCAAGTCGCCCTGGATCGGGGCCGAGGGGCAGTTCGCGGGGCATGAACACGTTTGGCGCACCGCCAACCTGATTAACCACCCGTACCTCCAGTACAAGCCCATCTCGATAAACGGGCAGCCGGTGCCGCCCCCCACCCGGAACACATTCGAGCCGCCCATTCAGGCTCTCAGCGTCGGCGCGGCCCAGTCCTCGGACGACATCAAGGCCACGACGGGGATCTATGACGCTTCCCTGGGAGCCCGCTCGAACGAGACCAGCGGGAAGGCGATCCTGGCCCGGCAGCGCGAAGGGGACGTTGCGACCTATCATTTCCTCGACAATCTGGCGCGATCCCAGCGCCAGGCCGGCCGGATTCTGGTCGATCTCATCCCGCGGATCTACGATACGGCCCGAACAATCCGCATCATCGGCGAGGACGATTCCCAGCGCGTCATCCGGGTCAACGAACGCTTCTTCGACGAGGAAGCCAATCGCTACCGGCATTACGACCTGTCGGTGGGCAAGTACGATGTCACCGTTTCCACCGGACCGTCCTACACCACCAAACGGCAGGAAGCCTTCGACATGCTCACGAAGTTCGCTCAAGCCTATCCGCAGCTCCTCCAGATTGCCGGCGACATTCTGTTCCGGAACAGCGACGTTCCCGGCGCTCCCGAGCTGGCCGACCGCTTCCGCAAGACTCTGCCTCCGAATCTTGCCGAAGACGACAAACAAGGCGGCGAACCGGTTCCTCCTCAGGTACAGGCCAAGCTCCAGCAGATGTCTCAGATGATCGAGCAGCTTACCGCGGAACTGAACCGGGCGAATGACGACATCAAGGCCAAGCGGCTGGAACTGGAGTCGCGGGAGCGGATCGAGACCCTGAAGGCCGAGGTCGAACTCCTGAAGACCCAAGCCCAGCTTGGCTCACGAAATGCCATTGAAACGCTGCAAGCCGAGATTCGTACTCTCGGCGAGCGGCTCCAGCAGCTTAACGCGGCGCCCCAGCCGGAGTCTGGAGGGCCTGATTACGGGCCTGCAATTCCCGGAGCCGGGGTCCCCTCACAGCCTACGGGCGGGCTGATACACCCGGACACCAATCCATAGGAGCACCATGAACAAAGACGAAGATACGAATCCTCAGACCGAGACCCCGGAATCTGCGCCTCCGGACGACTACAACGAGTACATCGCCTGGAGAGACCAGACCGGCGGGGAACCGGATTCGGATTCCTCCGATACACCCGAACAGGATCTTTCCTCCGAGGCCTCGGCGGATGCGCCGGCGGCCGAAAGCGTCGGGGACTCGGAATCCCCGGAAGAAGATCTGGAGCAGGAGCCGGAGGCCAAGGAAGATGAGGCCCCGAATCCCCCCAAGCGAAAAGGCGGATACCAGAAGCGCATCGACAAACTGACCCGCGAAAAGCACGAGCTCGCGGCCCGCGTCTCGGAGCTGGAAGCCCGTCTGGCCGGAAATGCTCCGGCTGGAGAAAAGGCGTCTGGAACGGACACGGCGGCGGCCAAGCCGGATTCATCCCCTGAGGGGAAACCGAAGCCGGAAGACTTCGAGACCTATGAGGAGTTTTCCGAAGCCCTCACGGAATGGAAGCTGGAACAGCGCGAGCGTCAGAAGCTCGAAGCCGAAAGGCAGCGCGAGGCCGAACGGCGCCGGCAAGAGGCTCTGGCGGCCTGGCAGAACCGGCAGGAAGAGGCCAGGAGAGCCCATCCTGATTACGACGAGGTTCTGTCGGACGCCGACGACGTGCCCCTCCCCGGAGCCATGCAGGCGGCCATCCTGGAGTCGGAGCGCGGACCGGAGATCGCCTACTTTCTTGCCAAAAACCGCTCCGAAGCCAAGCGCATCGCCGGGCTTGCCTCGCCCATCGCCATCGCGCGCGAGATCGGGCGGATTGAAGCCAGCCTCGCTTCTGCTCCCAAACCGAAACCCAACTTAACCCGCGCACCGAAACCCATCACTCCCGTGAAACCTGGCACAGGAGCCCCGGCCAAAAGCATCTACGACCCCAGCCTCGCCGGGGACTACAACGCCTGGGAGCGGGCCAGGAACGCGCAATTGAAAAGGAAATAACCCTTGTCTCAAACGCTGCTTACGCCGCAGATCATCTCCAACGAACTGCTGCGGCGCTTCAAAAACAACCTCGGATTCGCTTCCGCCGTCCGTCACGAGTACGATGACCGTTTCGCGGTCACGGGCGGCAAGATCGGCGACACCTTGAATTTGCGTGTGCCGGTCAAGTTCGCGGCCTCTGACGGCGCGACCCTCGTCGTGCAGGATGTCGAAGAGGTCAGCGTGCCTCTGGTGATTAACAAGCAGAAGCACGTTGGCTTCAAATTCACGTCCAAGGACCGCACCCTCACCATCGACCGCTTTGGCGAACGCTACCTGAACAGCGCCGCCGTGGCTCTGGCCAACGTCGTCGATGTGGACGGGCTGAGCCTGGCTTATCAGTCCACCTTCAACGTGGTGGGCACTCCGGGCACGATCCCCAACGCCCTGAAGACCTACAACCAGGCGGGCGCCTGGCTGGACAAGATGAGCTGTCCGGCCGATGATAACCGCTCGGTGGTCATCAGTCCCGACATGCAGACTGAGATCATTGACGGTCTCAAGGGCCTGCTCAACTCGGCGCCGCAGATCAAGCGCCAGTACGAGAAGGGCCGCATGGGCACCGCGGCGGGCTTCGACTGGATCATGGACCAGAACGTCCGCACCCACACCGTGGGTCCCCTGGGCGGGACTCCGGCGGTGAACGGCGCCGGCCAGACCGGCGCGACGATCAACTCCAACGGATGGACCGCGGCGGCCGCCTCCCGGCTCAAGAAGGGTGACATCATCCAGTTCGCCGGCGTGTACGCTGTCAATCCGGTATCCGGAGACCATTTGCAGGATCTCGCTCAGTGGGTCCTGACGGCCGACGTCTCCTCTGATGCCTCCGGAAACGCGGCGCTTCCCATCGCTCCCGCTCTGACTCCCACCGGCCCGTATAAGAACTGCTCTGGTTCTCCGGCCAGCGGAGCGCTGATCAGCGTCTTCGGGCAGGCCGCCGCTCAGCAGTCTTCCATCGCCGGCAAGGCCAGTCCGCAGGGCTTGGCTTTCCACCGGGAGGCTTTCGCCCTGGCCATGGTCCCGCTCGAAATGCCCGAGGGCGTGGCCTTCGCGGCCCGCTCCACCGACAAGGAAACCGGCATGAGCATCCGCATCGTGTCCCAGTACGACATCTCCAACGATGCCTTCGTCACCCGCTGCGATGTGCTTTACGGCTGGGCCGTGCTGATTCCTCAGTTCTCGGTCCGCATCGCGTCGTAGCTTCATCCTTCCTGGCGACTCCTTCGCGCCAGCTTCCGGGGCAGGCAGGTTCTCCCCCCGTGCCTGCCCCGCTATCGGGCGGGTGGTTTCCCCCGCCACCCGCCCGGCTCTTTCAAGTGAGGACAACCAGAGTGGAATTCAAAGCATATCCGGCTTGGCGGTATCACCGGACTCTCGAACCCCGAATCGTCAAGGATCCCGGCGAGGACGAGGCTCTCGGCCCCGGTTGGGCCTCCTCGCCGGCTGATCTCGCCGGCCCTGAATCAAGCGATACCCCCAAGAAGCCGAGAAAGAAGGGCAAGTAAATGACCGTCCAGGAGCTTATCAATGCGGCGCTGCGCACCATCGGCGTGCTGGCGTCCGGAGAATCGCCGTCTTCCGAAGAGTCCGCGGACGGCCTGGCCGCGCTGAACCAGTTGGTTGCAAGCTGGACGGCTCAGGCGCTCCCCATCTACCAGATCACCCGGGAATCCTTCCCGCTCACCGGAGCCTTGTCCTACACGATTGGGACAGGCCAGACGTTCAACACCGTCCGGCCCATCAAGATCAAGGCCGCCTCGGTGATCTCGATGAACAACATCGCCAAGGCGGTCCGGGTCGTCAGCGCCGAGGAGTGGGCTACCGTACTGGATAAGGCTGCTACGGGCACCTTTGCCGAGGTGCTTTTCTACGATGGAGGCTTCCCCTCCGGCACGATCCGCATGGCGCCGGTCCCTCTATTCGGGTCTTCGCTGGAACTGTACAGCTACAAGCCCCTGAGCCAGTTTGCTTCCCTGGGCGATTCCATCAGCCTGCCAGACGGTTATCTGCGGGCGCTGCGCTTCAATCTGGCTGTTGATCTGGCTCCTGAGTTCGGGCGGGTGATTGATCCGACCCTCGCGGCAATCGCCAACGATGCGAAGACCTCCATCTTCGGCCTGAATGCGGCGGTGCTTGGGCCGCCTGCTCCCGGAGCGGTTCCGCCTGCCCAAGCTCCTCCGGAGGCGCAGCAATGACCGTCCTGGACTTGATTAAGAGCAGCTTGCGTCTGATCGGGCAGCTTGGGCCTGGGCGCACTCCCGGGGCCTCGGAATTGTCCGATGCGCTCCTGGTGCTCAACACCATGCTGGAAGCCTGGTCGGTGGAGCGGCTCAATGTCTTTTCGATCGGCCGGGATGTTTACGATCTCGTCCCGGGGAAGCAGACTTACACCCTCGGCCCGGGAGGGGATTTCGATAACCCCCGTCCGGTCCGCATCGAGCGGGCCGGAATCGTCGCGCTGAACAATCCGTCCCAGCCGTTCGAGTTGCCCCTGAAGCTCCTCAGGACGGCGGAGGAATGGGCCGATGTGCGCATCAAGGATTTGCCCTCGACGCTTCCGAAGGCCGCCTACAACGACAACGCCTTCCCCTTGGCCAACTTCTCTCTCTGGCCGGTTCCTTCCATCGCCCATCAGGTAGCCATCTATCCTTGGCGCGCCCTGACAACCGGCTTTGACGATTCCGGGCTGGAGGTCGAATTCCCTCCCGGGTACGCCGACGCCATCCGCTACAACCTGGCGGTCCGCCTGGCGCCTGAGTGGGGCAAGGAACTGCGCCCGGAGGTCCTCGAACTGGCCCGTCTGAGCAGGACTGCCATTCAATCCCTCAACTCCGCCGCCGAAGCTCCCATGTCCTGCGAAGTCTGGGCCTTCAGCGGACGGCGAATCTTCAACTGGATCACAGGCGAATGAGACCCATGCGTACTACCATTGCGGCGTTCGCGCTGGCCCTGCTTTTGACGCCTTTTCTCTGGGCCGAAACAGCCATCGTGGACCACATCTACAATCCGGACGGAACCGGCTGGAATGGAACCATCGAGTTGTCCCTGGTGGATAACACCTACGCTCCGCTGAAGACCTACGCCGGCTGGAAAACCCGCCTGAAGGTCGTCAACGGTGTGCTTCCGGAGTTCTCTCTGGCCCCCAATTCCACCCTGACACCGGCCGGTACTCGCTACCGCGCGGTCTACAGCGGGGTCGCCGGAACGAAAACCGAATACTGGATCGTCCCGGATCAAGCCTCGGCCAGTCTTCGGGAGATCCGAACCACCTCGGAGGCCAGTCCGCCCGATCCGGGCCTCTTCGCCGGCGGCGATCTCACCGGCCAGTTTCCCAATCCCACTCTGAAAGCCTCCGGGGTTTCCGCGGGAACCTACGGCGATGCAACCCATACCCCGCAGATCACCGTGGATGCGAAAGGGCGCATTACGGCCGCCGTGTCCGTCCCGGTCGAGGGAGGGGGCTCCGGCGCCGTATCGAGCGTGTTCGGCAGGACCGGCGCGGTAATCGCCCAGACCGGGGACTACTCCTTCAGCCAGATCTCCGGAACGGTGGCCAACAGCCAGATCGCGGCAGGAGTGGACGCTGCCAAGATTGGTAGCGGGACGGTCAGCAACACGGTCTTCGGCTATCTCGCCAATGTCGTGAGCGACATTCAGGCGCAGATCAACGCGAAGGCTCCCACCCTGGCCGTGCTCTATGCGGATTCGTACTGTGCCGTCCAGGGGACCTACGATCACACCTGCCTCAATAACGCCATCGCGGCGGCCGGAAATTACTCGACGATCCAGCTTGGATCTCACGCCTACACGCTTGGCGCCCAGGTCCTGCTAGCCGGAAAGACAGGGGTCTCCATTCGCGGCGTGGGAGACGCTTCCCGCCTCGTGGCCGCAAATGGCCTGAACTTGGATGCGGTGAAGCTGTCTTCCTGCTCGCGCTGTTCAGTCTCCGAACTCCAGATCGACGGCAACAAAGCGAACCAGACCTCGGGATACGCCTTGTACCTGGCGGATTCCGCCTTCGCCGTGGTCAGCGGAGTCTACGTCCATGACGGGAAATCGGGAGGCGTCCGGATTGCCTCTAGCGGAACCCCGCAGGATGAGTCCCGGGTACTCAACAGCTACATCCAGTCGAATGGCGGGAACGGGCTGGAAGTTGAGGGATCAAACGACCACATCATTGCCGGAAACCACATCGACTATAACGCCAGTTCCGGCGTGCTCGTGTCCGGCGGCTACAACGTGAGCCTGGTGGGGAATAACCTGCTGACGAACTCCGCGCACGGGATCTTCGTGTACGGAGGGGGCAGGCACAAGATCCAGGAGAACGCCGTCAGGAACAACAACGGCCACGGGATTGTCGTTCAGATGAGCAAGGACAATCTCATCGCCGGCAATCTGAGCCACATGAACAGCCAGGGGTCCGCGGGAACCTACAGCGGGATCGTGCTGGACTCGACGGCGACCACGATTGTGGCGAACAACGTGTCGGTGGACGTGGACTTTGATCCCAAGCATCAGGCTTACGGACTGCTGGAGTCGGGGACGACGGACGGAACCGTGGTCGTGGGAAACCGGCTGGCCCCGAATCTCGCCGGCGCGGCGGCGCTCACTGGTTCCAATACCATCAGTTCCAATGCCGGCGTCACTGACAATACCCCGCTATCCGGGGACGTAACCGGCACGGTGGCTGCCACGACAGTCGGAAAGCTCCAGGGCAGGGCGGTGGCCTCGACCGCTCCATCGGACGGGCAATCACTGGTCTGGAACGGGGCGAACAGCCAATGGCAACCTCAAACCGTGTCTGGCTCCGGCCTCGTATCGAGCGTGTTCGGCAGGACCGGCGCGGTAGTCGCCCAGACCGGGGATTACTCCTTCAGTCAGATCTCCGGGACGGCGAGCAACAGCCAGATCGCCTCGGGTGTGGACGCTGCCAAGATTGGCAGCGGGACGGTCAGCAACACTGCCTTCGGGTACCTGGCCAACGTTACGAGCGACATTCAGAACCAGTTGAACGGGAAGGCCGCCACGTCGCACACCCACACCCTGGGCGGGGACGTGACAGGCGACGTCGCAAGCACGACCGTCGGCAAGCTCCAGGGCCGGAACGTCGCCAGCACTGCCCCGAGCGACGCCCAGGCTCTGGTGTGGAGCGCGTCGAACAACCAGTGGCAACCCGCAACCGTGTCCGGTTCCGGCGCCACGATGGCATCCGCACTGGGCGATTTGACGGTCCGGAGGGATAGCGCTACCCAGTTGACGATTGGCCCGGCGTGCTCGGCCAGTACGCCGTGCAATATCCGCTTTGGCTCGACCACCACCAGAATCACGGCGAGCGCGGTCGTGACGCTCACGTCCGGGACCGGGACGGCCTATATCTACGTCACCCCTTCCGGCGCCCTGACGGTAGGGCACAACGTCACGCTGGCGTGCAACGCGAACTGCACTGCGGTCAGCGGGGTAACCACGTGGCCGGCGGACGTGATTCCGCTCTGGCGTATCGACGCGGTGAGCAACGCCTGGGACACTGGCGGCGGGCTGGACTTCCGGGCATTCCTCGCCAACCGGGTCATTACGACCGGCGTGGGCCTGTCGATGACCGGGGACCAGATCACCGTGGACAGCGCCTCCGTGCCCTTCAAGGGCGCGGGCTACGCGGCCTCCAAGGCCATCGCAACGAACGCCAACGGGGACCTGGTTGCAGTATCCGGTAATGCCACAGACTGTGTGCTCGTCAACGGGACAAGTGCTGCCTGCGGCGGCTCCGGGTCGGTTACCAGCGTGTTTGGACGGACCGGCGCCGTAGTCTCCCAGACCGGAGACTACACGGCTGCTCAGGTCACCAATGCCGCGGACAAAACCGCGGCGAACACATATTCCGCCGGCGCGAAACAGACCATGCAGCCCTCGGCCACAACCGCGGGTCTCAACGTGGCCTCCGGCACGCTTCCGTCCTCTCCGGCTACCGGAGATATCGCCGTCGATTCGGGAGCCTCGAATTTCCTGAAGTGGTACGCGGGAACCGGGTGGAAGAAGGTGGGGACCCTTCCCGATCCTGGCGCTAACGGACTGCTGGCAAGAACGGCGACGGATACTTTGTCGGCCCGTACCATCACCGGGACGGCGAATCACATCACCATCTCGAACGGCGATGGAGTTTCTGGCAATCCTACCCTTGACCTGGCCTCGAATGCGCTTGCCTCATCCTTCGGCATCACGATCGACGGAGGTGGAAGCGCGATCACGACCGGGCAGAAAGGCTTCATCCGGGTCCCCTACGCTTGCACCATCGCAGAGTGGACCCTGCTCGCCGACCAAAGCGGATCGGCGGTTGTGGACATCTGGAAAGATACGATGGCGAACTTTCCCCCCACCGTAGCCGATACGATCACGGCGAGCGCGAAACCGACGCTCTCCAGCCAGCAGGGCGCGTCGAGCACGACGCTGACCGGCTGGACGACGGCTGTGAGTGCAGGGGACGTGATCGGTTTCAACGTGGACTCGGCGTCAACGATCACACGCTTGACGCTGGCCGTGAGGTGCACGAGATGAGAAGACTCTTGCCGATTGCCTTGCTCGTGGCTGCGTGGGGCCTGTATGCGGGCCTGAGCACAGAGGGTGTGCCAGTTGGCTGGTTGCCACAGGCACCAGACGCGGGCAACGATCTATTTAGCTTCAACGCCTCCACTTCCAGGGCGGCCTACGGCTTCCTGGCGAAGCAGTCCAAGACGCTCTCGAAGGTCCTGGTGTACGTAAGCGCTGTAACCGGGACGCTCGGGGCGAACGATATTGTCTGCGACCTGTACTCCACCAACACCACGACCGGCAATCCCAATGCCTCGATCCAGTCTCGGAACACAGTGACCAGCGTTCCGACCGGGGCCACCTGGGTCGAGGTGACTGGATTCACCTCGTCCTTGACTGCTGGCACCTACTACTACCTCGTGTTCCGGAACGCGAACGGCACACCTGCAAGCAACTATTGGCAGGCCGCTTGGACCTACAGCTATGGCGGGCCATTCAGCTACACCACGAACTATACGATTGGCAAGGGGAACTCTTACTTCGTCCTCAAATCAACCGACAGCGGCTCTACGTGGTCAACTGGCGATGGCAACGTCGCACCAGCGATGAGGCTGGAATACTCGGACGGGACTTTCGACGGGCTTCCTGCTCTGCAAGACCCATCTGCTACTTACGAGACTCAGGGGATCTACGGCTCCAACGAAGTCGGAGCAAGGATCACAATTCCGTCTGGTGTGAGTTTACGAGTCATTGGGATTGTGTCGTTTACGGGGAGGATTGGATCTCCGACTGGGGCCCTCATATACCGCATCCGAAAGGCCGAGGGGACTCCAACAGACACTGCGGCCATCCCTGGCGCCTTACTTAACAACACGTACTTCCGGGCCTATTTTTCGTCTGTGCAGGTGATGGACTCTGGCACGTGGCAGGTGACGCTGAAGGACACGGCCACCGATGATGCCTCCAACTACTTCAAGCTCACCGCGCCATACCTCATGCACAACTCTGCTGGCAGCCAGGGGCTCTTCCCGTTCGGTGGGTTTCGGAAAGCCTACTACAACGGCAGCACTTGGACATACACCGACACGCGGCTGTTCTGCATGGGGCTCATCCTCGACGGCGGGCAGCTCGTCAATGCTTCCGGAGGGACCTCTGGAGGGGCGTGGACCTGGGTGAACTGACGGGCTCACTACCGG